AAGAATGATGACGCATTAGTTAAGTTAGCTGCAATTGTTCAAAGGATGATGAAAGATAACAATACAGGCGATGGAAACTATATGTTGTCTGATGAAGAAAAAAGACAACTAATGGACGCAATAGAGGAAGTTGAAAAAGACTTACCTCAAGAAGATACAGGAGATGAGTAATGGCTTCGGCGATTGTAACAGAAGTTAAACTACAAGATAACGATAGTGATTTACTTTATTCTATAAAGATAAAAACTAACAACGCATCAGGTAGAAGTGAAACGGAAAGAATTGCATATCCGTTGGACACTAATATAAAAAGAATACCTGTCGTTGGTGAATTAGTTTATGTCATTAACGAAAGAGGTCCTGACTCAAACGCATTTACAGCTAGGTCAAGACTTTATTATGTAACTCCATTATCATTACAAAGAAATACAAATCACAATGCACTTCCAAAAGGATACACTACATTAAAAGGTGATGGTGCTGACGCGGGTGGATATTCTGAAGCCGCCGCAGGTAATCCAAATGCAAGTTCTACAAAACCATTTAGTTTTGAATTTGGTTTTGAAGAAGTAAAAGATGTATCCGCACTACAACCATTTAGTGGTGATGTAATGATTGAAGGAAGATTTGGACAATCAATTAGACTTGGATATACACCAACGGGTGCAAATACTACACAAGAGCCAAGTTGGACAGGCGACTCAACATCACCAATTAGTATATTAAGAAACACTCAAAACTCAAGTGGTTGGAATACATTTGTTATAGAAGATGTTAACGAAGATGACACCTCAGTTTATTTAACATCTAAACAAAAAATATCTTTAAGCCAAGCACATCCATTTTCTTTGGGAGTAACACCTGCAAACTTATTTGGTGACCCACAGATGATGGTAAACTCAGACAGAGTTTTACTAAATGCTAAATCGGATAGAGTTATCTTAGCAGGTACGGCAGATGTAAACATTTCAACACCAGCGTGGAAAGCTGCTATGGATAATATGTTTACACAAATAGACGAAATTAAAAACGAACTCGATGCGTTAAATAATGCAGTCAATGCATTCGCAGGCGCCCTAACGAGTGGTGGTTTAGTTCCACCACCACCAATACCAGGTGGACCTAATGTTGTTTTAGGAGCACAATCTGGCGTATTGGTAGGAAAAACAAGTACTATAAAAGGTAAGATTGCAAAAATAACGACAGAGTTAAATTTAATGAAAAATTAATTAAAATAAAACTATTTATTATTATGGACACTAATAAATTTGTAAAAGCAATAAGATTGCTAATAAAAGAAGAGGTAAAAAAACAAGTAGCAAAAGAGAAACTTGCTATTCGTGAATCTGTAATTCAAGAGATGAAAAAACCTCAACCAACAAAAAAGGTCAAGAAACCAAATGTTAAATTTAAGGGTGGAAAGTTTTCCGATATGTTAAATGAAACAGTTGACCATTGGCCAACTATGGGTGGTGGAACTCTGACTGCAAATAATGCACAAGGTATGGATAGAGCAACTATGGCATCGATGATGGGACTTAGTAGTTCACCAACACCACAATCAATGATACCAACACAAGATTCTGATGGTAGACCAGTTGATGTAAACGCCGTTATGAATTCAAGTGTCGGACAAGCATTAACAAAAGATTATTCAGGTTTAATGAAAGCAATAGATAAGAAAAAAGGTAGAGTATAATGGCTAACAGACCTACGAAAAAAATTAATCCGTTAGACTTAAAAAAGAATACGGCAATAGGGATTCCTTTTCCATTAGGTGGGACTCCCATATTTCGTAGTACCATGACAACAGAAGACCAAGCGCTTTCTAATCTGAAAAACTTGTTACTTACAAGAAAGGGTGAACGACCATTACAACCTTTGTTTGGAACGGACATTCCCTCTTTTTTATTTGAACAAATAACTGACCCTCTTTTAAACAAACTAAAAGAAGGTGTAGAAAAAGATATAGCATTTTGGTTACCTTATATCAAAATGGAAGAAATTAAAGTAGAACCTTTAGCAGATGAAAACAGAATTAATTTTACTTTTTCATTTTCAGTAGGAGAAACTGGCGCAAACCAGATAATTATATTAGAGGTAGACAACCAAGGTGGTCTATCAATAGCATAGGGTAATAGGATATGGCAAAAGATATAAAGAAAGATGTTAAGTTAATAGGTAGGGAGTTTGGTTCTATAAGACAGAACCTTGTAGACTTTACAAAAACTTACTTCCCACAGACATTTAACGATTTTAATGAATCGTCTCCAGGTATGATGATGTTAGAACTATCATCATATGTTGGTGATGTACTTTCTTATTATACTGATGTACAACTTAGAGAATCAATCTTAGAACAAGCACAAGAAAAGAAAAACATATTTGCAATTTCACAAGCATACGGATATAAACCAAAGCTGAATGTACCAGCAACAACTACTATCGCAATGTTTCAATTAGTACCGGCGATTGGTAGTGGTGCAAATGTAAGACCTGATTGGCGTTACGCATTAAGTATAAAAGAAGGTGCTAAGATAGTTGCTGAGTCAGATAGTGAAATTGAGTTTACTACAAATCAAAAAGTTAGATTTAATTACTCATCATCATTTGACCCAACTGAAACATCAGTATACCAAGTTGATGATAGTACAAACTTGCCTGTAAAATATCTATTAAAGAAATTTGTTCAAGCAACAAGTGGTAAAGAAAAAACACAAGAGTTTGTTTTTGGTTCACCAAAAATATATGACAAAATAAAATTAGCAGATGAAGATGGTCTTATCGATGTAATTAAAATTACAGACGATGATGGGGAATCTTGGACTAAGGTAGATTACCTTGGTCAAGAAACAGTATTTGAAGAAACACCAAATACGAGTGATTATTCTTTAAGATATTCTGCTTTTTCAAATGACACACCAGCATTACTAAAACTTAAGAAAGTTCCAAAAAGATATGTAACAAGAATTACTGATGATGGTGAAATACAAATACAATTTGGAGCAGGCGTATCTGCTAATGCAGACGAAGAGATACTTCCTAATCCTGACAATGTTGGTTCTGCATTATATAACGCAAACGGAAATCTAAATCAAGGATTAGACCCATCAAACTTTTTATACTCAAAAACATACGGAGTTGCACCTGCAAACCAAACACTAACAGTAACTTATAGAGTTGGTAAAGGAGTCGTTGACAATGTAATTGCAGGTGACTTAAATTCACTTGCAGATGTTACAATAGAAACGACAGGCATTGGATTAGACTCTGCCTTATTTAATGAAGCAAAACAATCTATTGCAGTAACAAACGAAAATCCAGCGGTAGGTGGTAAGTTTGAAGAAGAGGTAGAGGAAGTAAGAGAAAATGCAAAAGCTTACTTTAGTGCACAGAATAGAAATGTCACACGAGAAGACTACTTAGTTAGAGCATACGCACTACCACCACAATTTGGTTCGATAGCAAAAGCATATGTAGCTCCAGACTTTCAAATAAAAACCGAACTTGATGATGGTGGTGAAAACAATCAAGTTTTAAATCCATTAGCGATAAACTATTATTGTTTAGGATATGATGACAATAAAAAACTTACTGTATTAAACGCAGCAACAAAACAAAACTTAAGAAACTTTTTATCATATTATAGAATACTAACAGACGCAATCAATATTAAAGATGGGTACATTGTTAATATAGGAATTGATTTTGAAATAGTAGTTAAACCAAATTACAACTCAAACGACATTCTTCTTAAATGTATTCAAAAGATTAGAGATTATTTTAAAATTGATAAAAGAAGTATCAATCAACCAATACTACTATCAGACCTTTATGTAATGTTAGATGAAGTCGATGGTGTACAAAGTGTTGTAAGACCAGACAAGGATGGACTTGGTGGATTACAGATAAGTAACAAACATGGTGGAACTTATTCAAATAAAAGATACGACATAAAAGGGGCAACAAGAAATGGTGTGGTTTACCCACCAAAAGACCCGTCTATATTTGAAGTAAAGTATCCAGACCAAGATATTAGAGGTAGAGTAGTACCATTATTTTAAAGGTTAAAATATGATTTATAGAATATATTCAAATAAAGATACTACAATTTACGAAGACTCAACTCGTAAAGACCAGAATGTTGGTAAAGACGAAGTCATTGAGGTAGGTAAGTTGTATGATACAGACAACGAAACCCTATTGGGAAATAGTAGGGCGTTGGTGTCATTTGACCTGACAGAGATTTCACAATCAGTATCAGATGGTACTATTACTTCACCACATTACAGACTGAGATTAGAAAATATTGAAAGTAAAGAAATACAAGACAACTATGATTTATTTGTTTATCCAATAAAAGATTCATGGGTAGAAGGATTGGGACAAGAGGTAGATAACCCACATCACGAAGAGGCGTGTACTTGGACAAGCCCCACAACAGGTGGAACATGGAGTATTGCAGGAGCATTAGTAGGTGAAGCAAGAGATACTTCTAAAATAAACTCTCTAATATCATCTATTGATTTTGTATCTGGTCTCGGTGGATTTGAATTAGTAGATAAGATAAAAGGTTCAAATGGTGACGAACCAATACTATTTGTTTCAGGTGGTAGAATGGCGATGTCCGCTTCCGAGTTTGGTGGTGGTACTGCAAACCTATCATCATCATTAGAAGTGGGTGAGATATACAATGTAGAATTCGACTTCAATAGAGAAACACTATCAGGCGTTGATTTCAATGTTGTAAATCCAAGTGGGTCTTTACTAAACAATCAAATAGTAAACTTCCAAGAATCATTGATAAGTACCGCAACATATAAAATGGCATTCACCGCAAGTATGCCAGGTGTACATAAATTACAATTTACTTACTTTGATAACAATGGTGCAGATGGGTCGGCAGGGTCAATTGATAATTTCTTGTTTTTCAAGAAAGCGCCTGCTAACCAATTAGTACTTGACCAGTTCTCTGTAAACATAGATGGGTTACCATCAACATATGTTATCAATGATACATTAGAAAACTCAGAAGGAATTACAGGTTCTGCATTTATATCAAACGATGTTCTTACAATGACCGCATCTAATATGGGTGGTGCAACATTGAATAGAAAGTTTAACTTACAAGAGAATGCAAACTATACTGCAAGTTTCACAATCGATACAGGAAGTTTTCCAAGACAAAGTGCAGATGGTAGTGCATTAGGTATTGAGTTTAGAATACAAACACCAACAGGTAGATTTGTAGATGTAAATGATTATGATAATTCTATAAGATACATAACATCAAGTTTTACACCAACAGTAAAATTCCAAGCAAGAGAAACAGGAGAACATTTATTTAGATTTACATTCTTTGCAAGTGGAAGTTCAATACAATCAAGTGGTTCGATAGATAACTTTTCTATAAGTTCAGTAGACCACGACACAACAGGGTCAGCATTCCATGATACAATTTGGGAAGCGCACCATAAAACAAACTCAGGTGGTGGAACATGGTTCACATCATCATTTAGTGCAGGCACACATTACACTCAGAGTTTTACTAAAGCAACCAACAATTTAGATGTACCAGTAACAGAATATGTAAATGAATGGATAAATGGTACAAGAGCAAATAACGGATTCATAATTAAGAAATCTAAAGTAGACGAAAACTCTACTACTAAATTTGGTTCAATAAAATTCTTTTCATCAGATACACACACAATATATCCACCTGTATTAGAAACAAGATGGGATGACTCATCATTTGTTACAGGTTCATTAGAGGCACTAACAGGTGACGATATTATATTGTATGTTAAAAATCTACAACAAGAATATAAAGAATCTTCAAAAGGTAAGATTAGAGTTTTTGGTAGAGAAAGATATCCTACGAGAACATTTTCATCAACTCCATTAAAAACAGTAAAGTACCTACCAAGTACAACATACTATTCGGTAGTTGATTCTCAAACAGAACAAGTTATCATTCCATTCGATACAAACTACACGAAGTTAAGTTGTGACGCAAATGGTAATTATTTTAATTTTTGGTTTAACGGATTACAACCTGAAAGATTTTACAAGTTCTGTTTTAGAGTAGACCAAGGTAACAACATAAGATATTACGATGACAACTTTTTCTTTAAGGTAGTTAGATAATGGCGATAAGAAATATAAATAGAAATGTCAGAGGACAGATTATATCATACCCAATAACCGAGGAAGGTGTTGAGTATGGTAATATATATTTTGTTGATGTCGATGGTAATGATGGTGACAAATCAAAAGGTGATAGATACTCTCAATTAGATATATCATCTAACTTTGATATTGAAATTAAAGAATTAAGTTTTCCAATAAGAAGTGTTGTACCCAATCAAGTCGTTAGACAAAGGGCTAGAATTGGGGCTGAAATAGGTAGTATATATTTAAACGGACCAGCAAACACAATCCCAAGCAATATTAATTCAGGAGTATGGCCACCATTCATAAGAGGTGAGGATGGGGTTTTAATTCCAAATGGTTACGGATTCCCACCAGACACATGGCCATACCAACAAGGTGGTTCTGCAGGACCAGGTAGTGGTGCTGCAAATGACGGCGCAAGTGGTCAAGGTGGACAAGGAAGTACTTCAAGTGGTGGTCAAAGTAGTGGTGACTACGATAGTAATGGGGCATCAGGTGGTGGATTCTTAGACCCACCATATGGTCTTTTAGGAACTGGCACGATACCAATGGGTACTGGTGGATACGGAAACAAAATTATTTGTAACGAATTATATAGACAAGGTTACTTATCAGAAGAACTTTGGAACGCAGATGAAAGATATGGTGATATGATGTTTGATAAAGACCCAAGGTTGGTAATCGGATATCAGATGTGGGCAAGAAAAGTTGTTAAGTATATGAGAAAGAATCCTAACAACACTAAGTTTGCATATAAAATATTTAAACCATGGACAGAGTACATGGGATACAAAATGGGTGTAATTAAAAAACCAACACTCATAGGACAACTTACAAATTGGATAGGAACTAAAGTTTCATATATAACATTTGATTTGTTTGGTGGACAAAAGTTATTAGATAAGTACAACCAAAAATTGGCAGTATAATGTTTTATTTTAAAATAGGTAATATTGAAACAACTACACCTTGGGAACAACCAAGGTATGACAAGTTCAAAGGTTGGTGGAACGAACTAAATAGACAAGTAGATTTATCAGACTACAAGGTTTATTTGGTTGGGGCGTTTGCAGAAAATGTTTACGGAGCAAACATACCAACTATGGATGTTGATATAGTTTTAAGAAACGAAATAAAAGATTACACCTATTTAAAAAAAATATTAGATACGGCTATGATTTTAGGATTTGAAAGAAATATGTTTATTGATATTAAATGGGTTAATGAAGCAGTGTGGCAAGACCATTTAGGTATTAGAAAAAAATGTGAAAGACCATCTAAA